ACAGTTTTAATGTGACACCTGTTGCAGGTAATGCGTTATCATTTAATTCAGATGCAGATGGGTTTACAACTCAAGGTGCAAGTTCCATGATACTTATTAAAACTTTAACTGCTAGTTCTAGTGCTAATTTAACTTTTGTTAATGGTGCATCTTCTGTTGTATTAGATGATACATATCCTGTTTATTTGTTTAAATTTATAAATATTCATCCATCTACAGATGATAGTGGAAATGGCGTTAATATAAATGTTAATTTTAGAGATGGAAGCACTGCATACGATGCTACAAAAACAACTACTTATTTTAGTACATATCATAATGAAGGAGATTCAAGTACAGGTTTAGCATACTCAACTAGTTTTGATGTTGCACAAGGAACAGGTGTGCAGATATTAGGTAGTGGTACAGGTGGTGATGCTGATCAATCTGCTTCTGGAGAAATGATGTTATTTAACCCTAGCTCTACTACGTTTGTAAAACATTTTATTAGTACAGTCCATAACTCACAATCAGATAACCATGCAACTACAAATTTTGCAGCTGGTTACTGTAATGTTACAGCTGCAATAGACGCTGTTCAATTTTCACCTAATACTGGATCATTTGAAACTGGCACAATCAAACTCTATGGAATAGCGGATTCATAATGGCATTATCTAAATTAAATTTTAACAGTTTAAATCTAACACCAGTTGCAGGTAAAGGTATTGGTTTTGATTCAGGAGCCGATGATCTTGAAGCAAGTTTTAGTGGTGGTTCTATGGTGTTTATTAAAAAATTAACAGCTAGTAATTCTGCTAACTTGACTTTTTTAAATGGTAGTTCTAGTGTCGTATTAGACTCAACCTATAAAGAATATGTTTTTGTAGTAAACAATATTCATCCCATTACAGATAATGTGAATACTTATGTAAATTTTACTACTGATGGTACTAATTATAATGCCACAAAAACTACAACTTTTTTTAGAGCATTTCACGATGAAGCTGATAATACTGCTGTAGTAGCTTATGTTGACGCACAAGATTTAGCACAATCAACTGCTGGACAAAATATAGGTTGGGCTATAGGTAATGGTAATGACGAGTGCTCGTGTGTAGTCCTGCGTTTGTTCAATCCTGCTAGCACCACATTTGTTAAACATTTTACTGCAAGAGTGGCAGATTATGCAGCATCTAATGGTATTGGAGATAGATTTGTTGCAGGATATTGTAATACAACTAGTGCTGTCACTGGCGTTCAATTTCAAATGTCATCAGGAAACATAGATTCTGGAACTATCACCTTGTACGGAATTAATTAATATGGTAAACAATTTAAAAGGAGTAATATAACATGGCCTACATTGGCGCTCAACCTAGACTCGGGAACTTTCAAGCTTGTGATGCAATAACAGCAAGTGCTACAACTACATTCAACTTATTAGTTGGAGGTACAGCTATATTTCCACAATCAGCCCAACACTGCTTAGTGTCACTAAATGGTGTATTACAGGCTCCTATATCTTCTTATACAATTTCAGGCAGTACGATTATATTTGCAGCGGCATTGACAACGGATGACTCTATCGACTTCATTACTATTTTGGGTGATACTTTAGATCTCGGTGTACCTTCAGATGGTACAGTTGTTCCAGCAAGTTTAGGTACAACTGCTGTTACAGCTTTAACTGCTGGTACTGGTATTACAAATGGTACAAACACAATTTACAGATCAGATGTACAAAAGTTAGGAAACATTTTACACACAAGAATTTTAATTGATTTAACAGGACTAGCAAGTTCTGGATCAGGAGACATCATAGGTAAAGCAGGTACAGCAAACTCTCACATAGGACAGATTACAGCCGCTGTTAACGGTACAGTTCTAGGTGGTAAGATAACTTGTTTCGAGGCTCCCGCTGGTGGAGACCCTGACATTAACCTCTGGTATGCAGACGAAGCTACTGGTGCGGAAGATGCTGCAATAACTAGTTTAACTAATCAAGTACAAATGTGTGATAGTGGCGATCTTGCAATAGGAACTGTTGTTGGTATTCCAACACCTCCAGCTGCTGACAAGTATTTATATATGGTTACTGGCGCAGCTACAAATGCAGATTACACAGCAGGGAAAATATTAATAGAATTTTTTGGTTACGTATAGGATTGATCTATGGCTATTCGAACTGCAGTCAACAGAGCACTAACAGCAATCACAGCGTTGCCAACAGCGGCAGCCTTGACTGATGGTAATTTGACTTTGCTTACAACAGCAACAGCATCAAGTTCTGCTACATTAGATTTTACATCAAATATAAACTCTACTTATAATAATTATTTATTTAAGTTTATAAATCTACATCCATCTGCTGACGGTGTAGAACTTATGTTTCAAGCAAACGCTGTTGGAGGTAGTGGTTTTAATGAAACTGTTACAACAACATTTTTTTTAGCATTACATAATGAAGCTGATGGAACAACAAATCTTGTTTATGAAGGAGATCATGATTCAGCACAAGGAACTGCTTATACAGAATTACATGGTCAAAATAGTAGTGACGCAGATCATGGTTGTAATGGTTCTTTAACTTTATTTAATCCATCTAGTACAACTTTTGTAAAACATTTTTCTGGAAGATTTAGTGGAACTTCATCAGGTGATTTTGAAAGAGATGATTTTCCTGCTGGATATTTTAATACAACTGCAGCTATTGACGAGATATCTTTTAAATTTAGTTCTGGTAACATAGATTCAGGAACAATTAAAATGTACGGAGTAGGACCAAAACAATAATGTCATTAATTAAATATAACGATAGATCTCTTAGAAATCTAACCACGACTCCTGCAGCGGTAACAGGTAATTCTCCAGGTGCATTGGTGCATATTAAAACTTTAACAGCTAGTTCTTCTGCTAGTTTAACTTTTGTACATGGAAGTTCAGATGTAGTCTTGGATAGCACATATCCTATTTATAAGTTTGAGTTTATTAATTTAAATCCAGCATCAGATGATAAAAAATTTCAAGTAAACTTTAGAGATGGTGGCACAAATTATGATGCTACTAAAACAACTACAAACTTTTTTGCTTTTAATAGAGAAGGAAGTGGAGATCCAGGTTTTAGTTATAGCACTGGTAATGATTTAGCTCAATCAACTGCTGTTCAAGTTATTAGTGAAAGTGCTGGTAATGGTGCAGATGAAAGTGTTTCTGGAGAAATGACTTTATTTAACCCTAGTTCTACAACTTTTGTAAAACATTTTATGTCAAGAACCAATACTTATTATACATCAGATATTAGTTATGATGTTTATGTAGCTGGTTATTGTAATGTAACTGCTGCTATTGATGGAGTGCAGTTTACCTTTGAATCTGGTGGAAATTTCGATGGCACTATAAAACTCTACGGAATAAAGGACTCATAATGACATTACCTGCAAATAAAATTATTACAATAAATGACCGAGGAGCTAGAGCAGCTACTACTTTTGGATCATTGTCAGCTGGCGGTGGTAACATGGTGTTTATTAAAAAGTTGACTGCTAGTTCTGATAGTAATTTAACTTTTCACAATGGTGTATCTAGTGTTGTATTAGATTCTACATATAAAGAATACCTTTTTACTTTTAAAAATATACACCCCTCTGCAGAATCAGATTTATTATTTCAAGCAAATGCTGTTGGAGCTAGTGGTTTTAATGAAACAATAACATCTACATTTTTTAGAGCATATCATAATGAAGCTGGCAATGATACTACATTAGCCTACGTTGCAGGATTAGATCAAGCTCAAGGTACAGGGTTTAGTACACTGACTGATGGAATAGGTTCATCATCAGGTACTGTAAATAATGACGATAATGCTTCTGGCTATTTACGTTTATTTAATCCATCTTCAACTACCTTTGTAAAACATTTTATGGGAATTACAAATCAACAAAATCCAGCAGTTTATTCTGTTAACAATTATTTTGCAGGATACTTTAACACTACATCAGCTATTGATGAGATACAATTTAAAATGGCTTCTGGAAATATAGACGCTGGAGATATTTGCCTTTACGGAATACTATAAACATGTTAATTAACAACAAAGGAGAAAACTATGCCAAGATATCATAATATAAATGGTAACAGAGTACAATTTACAGCAGCGGAAGAAACAGCTAGAGACAATGAAGAAACGGCTTGGGCTAATGCAGCTCCTGCTAGAGCTTTAGCAGAACTTAGATCTAAAAGAGATGGTCTTTTAAAAGCATCTGATTGGGAAATTACATCTGAACTTGAAAAAGGTAATGCTATATCAAGTGATATGAAAACCTACAGACAAGCTCTTAGAGATTTACCAGATGGTAAAGATACTGTTGCTAAATGTACAGACGCTACGTGGCCAACTAAACCATAGTAGAGCATAGGNTCACACTATGTTACAAAAAGTTAANTTNCAACCAGGATTTAATAAACAAGTTACAGCAACCGGTGGCGAAGGCCAATGGGTTAATGGTGACAATGTTAGATTTAGATATGGT